ACCCCTTCTATACTCCCTGGATAGTTGGAGGCGGATATACCGATGGTATGTACCAGTATGGAAATTTCATGGGTGGGGATCGTGGAGGAGTCGTGAGTGGTCTTCGTGGGCATATAGGAAGTCTAAAGTTTTACTCTAGACCTCTAAATACTTCAGAAGTAAAGAAAAACTATGATGCCCAACAAGGGTTCTTCAAGAATATCAAAATCTAATGGCTGCTAATACTACAACCAATACTTATGGCTATATTCAGGGACGATATAATATCCAACCTGTCAAGAGCCAGAAGAAAGAAATCTACGGATTGAACTATCCGCTAGGTTCCACACAGTATGGTGGTATTTTTTCTAAATCTTCTGGTATCAATATGATCAAGAACTCAGTAGAGCAATTGCTTCTAACTGAGCGTGGAGAACGGGTCATGCTACCAAACTACGGATGCAACTTGAAGAAATACCTCTTCCAGCCACTAGATGAAACAACCTTTCAAGGAATTAGAAACGAAATCGAAACATCATTTAGGAATTACATTGTAGGTGCTAAAATTCATAAACTAGCAGTATTCCCTACAGGAGATACTGGACCAGCAGGGGGCAACTCGCTACAGGTAATCCTTACCCTAAAGTTAGATAAATCAGACTTAGAAGTGTTTGATGTAGGAGTCACCATCTCATGAACTTTTCTGGAACTATAGCCTCGGACTTTATGAAGCTGGCAACCATCCCAGTTTCTAAAAGACCACAGTTTATCAATTTTGCAGCCACAGACTTCACAACACTTCGGGAGTCTCTAATCGACTACGCTAAGACGGTATATCCTAACGATTATAAGTATTTCGTAGAATCCGATCTGGGTATGATGTTCCTAGAGCTTACTGCATATATGGGCGCTGTAATGTCCATGAAGGCAGATATGTTAGCAAATGAAAACTTCTTAGCTACTGCCAAGCAGAGATCTAGTGTAAAGAAGCTCCTTGAGCTAATCGGTATTAGAATGAAGGGTCCATTATCTGCTGCTTGTGATGCTAAGATAACTATGGATAACACAGTAACTACTACTCTCACAATGGATGTAGGACAGAGGGTAGTGAATATTACTTCCCCAGAAGACGGCGGCGCTCTAACCTATACTCTTTATAAGGTTGTAAATGGATTAGTTGATACAGCTAATGCTACTGGATCTATTAGATTTCAGCCTGGTGACGCTGTTGATGTGGATAAAAAAGTTTTTACAAATATAGTATTGCAGGAAGGTGCTCTTGTCAATGAGACTGGAAGCTTTGCATCAACAGAGGGGATAAAAACTATTAGACTCAATCAAGGACCAGTAGTTGAGGGGAGTGTTGCTGTCTATGTAACTAGCCCAACTACGGGCCAATCTGGAGCATATATAGAAGTTCCAAATGTCTACTTTGCATCAGGAGTATCTGACAAGATATTTGAAGTAGTGTATGACGATAATTACAATGCTACGGTTGTTTTTGGTGATGGTTCTGTAGGGATCTCTCCAGAGGATACCGCTTCTTTCAGAGTTGAATACCGTGTTGGTGGAGGAACTAGAGGAAACATTGAAAAAGATACTATAAATGCCTCAATTACTGTTCAATCTGAAAAAGGAACAATTACTAATATTTCTAAGGGAACTGGTGGAGCTAATGCAGAGACGATTGAACACGCTAAAAAATATGCTCCACTAAACTTTAGAAGGCAAGACCGTCTCGTAACTCTAGAAGATTACTCTGTGTTTGCTAATACATTTATCAGTACCTTTGGAACTGTGGGAAAGGCAACAGCAGCTACTAGAAAAGCCTATGCCTCAGCAAACATCGTTGATATCTATGTTCTTGAGAAAGCTTCTGACCTTCAGCTTCAAAGAGCTACCACAAACTTCAAAACTCAGTTGCTTGCTGCTATTACGAAAAAGAAAATGGCAACTGATGATATCGTAATTGTTGATGGACTTATTCGTACTCTAGACCTTGATGTAACCATCAAAATTGATAGAGAGGAGGAAGAGAATGTTGATCAGATCAGAGCCAAGGTTAGGAACAAGATTTTAACCTATATGAATGCAGACAATCGGGACTTCGGAGAAGACCTAAATATTGCAGAGCTAAATAGACAAATCTTTGAAGTTGACGAAGTAAGATACTCTACGATTGATAGCCTTGATCAAGATATCACAATTGATTTCAACGAAATCATTCAGCTAAATAACCTAACTATCTCTGTAACTCTACTAGACTGATGGGCGAAAGTAAGTACACACCTAATCCTAGAAACTACTACAAAACTAATTTTGTAGAGTTAGTTGAATTGATCACGCCTGAGATCTATCAACAGAAAGATCTAGAGCTTAGTGGTACGGAGCTAAATCCAGTTTCAGATCTTGTCAATCGCCATGTATCACTAGCAAATAATATTGCTAATGTAATTTCAATCTCTGGCGTTGTCGATACTCAGACAAGTTCACTTGGAAACATTAGCGGAATCTCGCAGTATTTTGTAAAGCAAAACGAGCTTACCAAAATCAACCCCTATCTGTTTGAATCAAAGATTCTGCTTCCTTTAGGAACTTCCCTCGCCAACTTCGATACCAGTTCAGAGTTCAATATCTACCTATCAGGAACCCTCCTCCCCACTATTGTCCCAGCATCGCAGACAGAACCTGGGGCTTTAGAGGCCAATATAACTACGCTATCAGCATTGACTAGCAATTCAGATGCTAGTTCAGTTCACAATTACCTAGTTGATACTTTAGGTTGGTTCTATTTCCTCAATACTTCTGCTGATGGAGGACTTGATTACTCCCCATCTAGCTATGTTCTTGCTTCATTCAATAGTCTTTATATGGGTAATACCCTAGAGACTATTCACGGAATCAAGGGTCTAACTGAGTATCTATGGAGAAATAACGAAACTTGTTCCTTCGGATCTTATATTCCTACAAGTTATATTTCTGGAACCGCAGATGCTATTACTGAGCCAAGTGCTGGAGTCCTGCCAACCTATACTAGCGGAACCCAAAAGCTTGAAGCTCTACAAACCCTTGTAGATGTAGTATATTCTCCTCTGTATATTGATCAGCAGGATTATACAGTAAAGGACGCCTTTGATAGCTTTATCGGGGCAGGAACTGATCTAAATGATCAAATAGCAAAAGGCGCACACAGAAAGTTCAATACTATTCTGGGTTATCAGTTCGCGGATATCTCTGACCAAATCGAAAACATCGGGCTAATCTACGATATAGAGAATGTTAGAGATGAGCATCTACAATATATTGCGGACCTGATCGGCTTTAGATTACGAGGTAACTCCCCAGCCAAGTGGAGACACCAGCTTCGTTTAGCTTTAGACCTATACAAAAAATCAGGAACCCTTGATGCTATCCAAGCTGCCCTAAACGCTCTAATCGTTGATTCAGTCTTTGATGTTTCTGGTCGGGTTGAAGAGCTTTGGGAATCCTATATTCCTCATCTTATCTGGTACGCACTAGGAACAGAATCTCCTCTCTTCCACAATCTAAACACTTGGACACCACGCCTTGCTGCTGATGGTGGAGTTTATCACTATAGCACTAGTAGCTTAGAAGAGAACCTCAAGATTGTTACGGATAGCATCCTGCTGGATTTATATAAAGCTTTCCCTGATAACTTCCTGTTCCACGGACAGCCTATGCCTGTCCCTCAGTTCTGGGAGCTAGACAGCGAGGGTAATGAAGTAAAGCTATATACGATTATTGGAGATCCCGCTATGAGGGGTTTCCATATCCATAAGGTTACAGATTCTGGATTCCAAGCTTTCAAACAAGATGCAAAACTCTTTGGAGAAAGCAAGGCATGGGAGGGGGCTTTAGGTTTCGGTCCCCTGGGTTCGGGTGTTTATATGGCTGGCGATTCGCACCCAGAGACGGGTGAGAGACCAACTTATCTAAAGTTCAAAGGTGATCTCGAATTCCTCTTCAACTATAGAGGAAAAAGAAACTACCCTATGCCTCCTTTCGAGGAAGTAAAGTATTACCGTGATAGTACAGTAACTAAGCCTCTGGTCCAACTACTAGTAGAACGCTTGAAATGCTTTAGGGTACGAGATGCTTTTGCCGACCAAGTAGGAGATTACATTGTTAGTAGTGCAGTAACGGATGAAACTGATCTTGGAGCTTTGAACGAGTTCCTGATGTTCTTCAGTTCGGTACAAACACCTCCTAACTTTGACAATGTAATGCTGAGTATTTCAGACTACGAGAAGAACCTACTCAGCCTTTGGAACGGAAAGTCTTCTCACCTATTTATCAACTTCAAGGATACTGATTTTGATTTCTCTAAAACTACATTAGAAGGCGACGGAAAGTATGCGCTTTATGAGGCTGCTAGGGTATCAAAAGAGTTCTCTCCCGCTCATGCTATTACTAGAGTAAATCTTACCGCTAGTGCAGAAGATGATTTCTCAATGTCGAGTACACGGTTTGAGTATCTAGGCTTAGACCACGACGATACGAGAGCAGGATATACTTCAGCAGCAGCCTTCGCAAACTTTGAGTATAGCGGTATCCCCATGACCTTTGATTCAGGTGGTGGAGATTCTAATCTAGATTCAAGTGCTGGTCGGGATGGTGCAAATACCTTCAAAAGAGCTAAGGGCACAGACTTTACAGATACTACCTTCTTACAGAAGAACGGTGTTGTAGCCGACCTCGGATCAGTAGCGCGTAGAGCCCTCCGCAGGCGCAACCTCAAGTACCTGCTGCCCCACGAAGGATACTACGACAGAACGGGCTTCAATGGCCCTGTGAGCTACGATCCCTCGACCCTTGAGGAGTCCATGCCTTCTTCGCTTGGAGAGCTTACGCTGGGCTATGTGGCGTCTGCTGGCAAGTTCCACCCTGTCGTGGACCCTGTAGATCCTACGGGCATCTGGAACCAATGTGAGGGCCTGGAGTCATCAAGAACATTCTCAGGAATTGATACCAGCACTACCTTCCCATATCGAGGGCTTTCTGCTCTTGGATCAAATGCAAAGATGCCAGAGATAGCATCAGCTACAGCAAGGTATGTAGATCGAGGACAACTCCCAGAGATTTACAACACGATGCATGAGTTGTTTGAGGCTAAGGCATTGGATCTGGGATACCAAACCTTGTCTTCTACTACCATTTATGATGATGACTCATACTGGAAAAATAACGCACAGAGTATAGCTAACGAAGCTATCGCTAGTGGGTATGTTCTGGATTCATTTACTGATTATGAGAACTTCCAATTCGGAAATGGGATTCACAAATTATATCGGGACTACTGTAAGTATTTTGCTAAACACCCTGTAGGACTCAATGATATAGAGAAGACAGGTGGAAATATCTTTAGCCATGTCTTTGGGCTGGGTTTATTCAATTGCGATATGTTACTAGACGGTTCTGCTGTTGGAGATCTGGTAGCATCTAGCGTAACTAGCGCAAGTGCAATCAATGCGGCTAATGTCTGGAAAGAAGATGGGGATGGAACCTTTATCGCTAGTGATTCTGGAGATAGCGTCATTCCCTTGTCAGGAACCTGGGTATCAGGGAATGTAAACAACGCCGAATACAGAAACCCTGCCATTCTTAGCGGTATCGAGTTCTGTGATATTTCAGGAGCCCCAAATAGAAATCAGTTTACTATTTTTGAAATTGATCCAGTAAATAAAGTTCCTGGCATGGAAAACTATCTTGTTGGTAATCGCGTAATCAAGTGTAGGGCACTTGGAGGATTACCTCGGATGAGATTCGATCTATCGTCATACGGGGATAGAAGAAATTACTTCATCAAGGATCACAAGTTCAACCTAAGTATCAAGTCTCTCGTTGCCGAAGAATACTCTCCTGTTCTTGGTGGTGGTAAGCTAGGCGTTTGGATTCACACGCAGCCTGTTAGCGGTCTTCTATGGACATGGACTCCAAACAATAAGTGGGAACCAGTCAGAGAAGAGCGGCTTTCTATTCCACTAGTAAAAAATAACCTAGCCCATATTTATGAATTCCCTGTCAAGTATCCAGACCCCTCCCAACAGGTAAAATGTTTAGGTAATATTGCTCAACAGGATACTGTTATTAATGATACTTCGCTAAACAACATCAAAGAGTCTTACTTTGAAACATTCAATGTAGAGTTCGATACTAGAAACTTTACAGTAGAAAATAATTCAGAGTATCTTGATGTTATTCCAATGCGAAACTCTGATTATATTATTACGGAACAAGTACACAGAGATGATACTAACTATATTGTAGAAATATTCTTTGTTCCAAATCCAAATGAGAAAAAGTACATGCTTCTAGATTCCATTGAGCTTCAAGACCTTACCCTACGAGATTACGCAGGCATTGGTACTGGGCATGGAATTGAAAGTAAAGGTACTCCACTAAGGCCCTTCGTTCAGGAAGATAAATTAGAACTATCAAAAGATCAACTTCGTGATATCTTGAAGTTCTATAATGGATTGATAGGACAAGGAGTAGGACAATATGCTACTAACCTAGCTTCTAGAGATGCTACAATTACATCAGGAACTCTAGAGGTTAGTGGTGGAAGTAGGCTGAATTATAGAATGCACCCTGAATGGGGTCCATATGCTAAAGATGGAACCTATGAAAACTATACATCTGTGGAGTTCGAGAACTAATGAAAGGTGTTGTTGAAATTTGGGAAGGTAATAACCTTCTATTGGAAGAGCCCAATATGCTTGTTGATGGTGCTGGTGAGTTATTAGCTGATATTATGACTGTATCACCATCATTATCAGGTGTTGAGGATCAGGCAGCATCATCAATATTAGATGCTTCAAACTATAGAATTCAAGCAATATCTTTTGGAACAGGTTCTTACTATTTTAGTAACGGTGCTAGGGGTATTGATTCTAGAAAATCTGCTCTTCTAACAACATATACGGGATTTTTAGATTCTGGTACTGTTGCTATCACCCCATTTGCTTATATACCTTCCACAAGTTTATTCACTGCCTATCATCCAAATTTTACTGCTGTTTTAGATGGATCTTCGTTACTAATAGATAAACCCAAATCAGACCAGTTTCCTAGTGCCCCAAATCCGTCTCTAAAAACATTAGAATATAATACTGATACATCCACCGTAGTCCCAGGAAGTGTTGCAGTTAGTTCTGTTTTCCCAGGAAATGGACAGCACTGTAATTTCTTACCTTCAGCAATAATGAGTTCTGTGATGCAAAACACAGAGTATTCTTCAAATTCATTTTACTACTACACAGCAGCCTCATTGTTAGGAGCTTTTCCAGAAGGGAGTAGTACCCCTTTTGGTAATGCAAACTCTCCACTAAGATTGTTTTATGATGATACCTTATTTGTAGCTAAAACAAAAATTTATGGGATATTCAACGAAGCTAGTTCTATGGATGTTTCTGGGTTTGTGACTAATATTATGTCTTCAGTTCCAGATGCAACTTATGAAATGAGCAGCACTTCTAGCGGACTATGCTTATCTGCCCCAGTCGAAGAAACCTATGAAGGGTTCCCTTATGTTGAATATTCGTTGCTGATAGGATCTGGAGATCTGGGGCATGTAAATGCTTATGGCGGGATTTATCATATAGGTTTGTGGTCGATTGATATGAATCAATCACTTCAGAATGGAAATACACCACCTTTTGCATTTAGCGTACTAAATAATCCTAGAAAGTATAAGTTGTTTTGTAGAAAAGGTTTATCAAAAAACCTATGTTACATAACCGATGACGGAGAATATAAAGATCTGACCCTTAAGTGGAGGATACATTTCAGATGAAAAATTTTGTAGAAGATATGGGTATCAACGGACATCTAACCATTATTCGTAAATGGAAAGATGGTCAAGAAGAAGTCCTTTTAGATGATAGTAACATCATTGTATCAGGAATGGGCGTTGGTCTATCCTATCTTTTTACTGGATCTGGTTCCGATAGTGTTCTTGATTATCAAATTGATAGGTTTCAAGTAGGTGTCTCTGGTCCTCCTGAAGGTGGTGTAACGAGTTCTATTTATGAGCTATCTGGGCAACTAACTGATACAGAATACGGAACAGGAAGTAATCTCTTTATTAGTGTAAACAGTCAACTTACAAATGGTTCTTTGACTACAGATAGAGCCTTTGCTCTAATTCCAAAAAACAAAATAACTAGAATCGGGGATTCTTCTGTCAGGTACACACTTGTTCTGGATGAAGAAGCCTGTAATGATCTTTCTAGATCGGGTGATGAGTTGAATATCATCGAGGTTGGTATGTTTATGAAGAGCCCAACAGGAAACACGGTTGATAGATCTATTCTAGTATGCTATCGTACATTTAGCAACATCAGAAAGACTAGTGATTTTAGTCTCATTTTTAGGTGGACATTGAACTTCT